CCACTCATAGGCTGACTCTAATGCAGTCTTGGACATTGCATCTTGCTCCGAGTGTGGGTCGTCAATTATTAATAGGTCAGCACCCCGACCGGTGATGGCACCGCCTACTCCAGCTGCAAAGTATTCTCCGCCTTGTGCTGTTTCCCACCTACCAGCGGCTTTGCTATCCTCTTGTAAAGTTGTTTTAAAAATTTTTGCATAGTCTTCACTATCAATTAAATTTTTTGCTTTACGACCAAATCTTATTGCGAGTTCTCCTGTGTGCGTTGCTTGAATGATCTTGAGCTTTGGCTCACGGCCCACCATCCAAGCCGGAAGTAAGTATGAGGCAAATTCCGACTTAGTGTGTCTTGGGGGCATATTAACTATCAAACGATTTATTTCGCCCGTGGCTAATTTATTAAATTTATCTGCAATGTGTCTGTGGTGAGATCCCTCTACAAAATCGGGCCACACACATTTGACAAAGGATAAAAAATCTTCCTTTGCTTTATTCTGTATCTTTTTTTCTGCGTGTAATACTTGCAGTTGTTTATATGTTTTTCTAACGTCTGCAGGTAGTTTACTTATATCTATATCATTTAAATTCATAAAAATTTTTTAAAAAATTTTTTTATAATTTTTTTGCACCTTAAAGTGTTGAATATGTTTTTACCAGCTATAACTGTCTAAATCAAGCAATACAACCTAGAGTAGTGGGACCCCTTTTATATAAAAGGGTGTATAGGGTCTAAGTTATTTTATGTGTTTGAGATTTGTTTGGGACCCCTGGCCCGTTAGGGCCAGGGTTATCTAGAAAGGTATGTCTAGTCTAGTAATACCATATAGGCTTTCGCATTGTGTTCTCTGAACCAATCTAAGTCACGTCTGACTAGTTCCCAATTCTTAGAGATACCAACGTCATCGCGTTCTTTGTCTTCTATTGTTGCGGCTAACTCATTAATAAATATTGCGTCGTGTCTGTTAGCCTCTTCTTTAGTAAGCATAATAGATTCACCAGTAAATCTATTCTTACGCTCTTCTGTTTTGCCTAGTGATTTAATGTGATCTATTATTTCTTTGTTTGGTGCTGTTGTCATATTTTTATATTTCCTTTCTAGGATAATCCTATAGCACGGATTGATCTTGATTGTCAATCTCTTTTATAACTTTTTGTTTATAAGGATTGCCGCGCCAATCATGTCTTTCAACTACTTCAACCTCAATAGATTTTTCAAGGGGCTCGGTCCTTGGTGCAATCTGTCTGATTTGATTGCCATAGATAGCCCAGAAATCATTTTGACAGCCTTGGCTACAAAAGTAATTACTAGAGGCATTTTCACTATACCAACTTGCATTAGGATTAAAACTTACTTTCCTTGTTCTTAAAACCTTATTGCCTTTAACACCTCTTATTCTATCTTGTGTATGTTGCTTATGGCAATCTGGTCCATGGCACCAATTATAATTACTCATATCTGCCCCCTACTTGGTAACATAAAGAAAAACTTTACACCAAAAGTAATTGCTATTGCTAAACCTATCCACAAATCAATGTGGATAGATATAACTAAACCTAAAATTAACATTGCAAAATGCAATGCAAAGTAAATTGCGTACAACATTATCTATCCCCCACTAATCTTAATATTATTAATACAATTACTGTTGCTATAAAAAAGTATTCCATTAATGCCTCACTTTCCACGCTGTCGAAGCTGTTCTATATCCATGAGCGTCTAAGTCATAATAGACATAGTAAGGAACACCTTTTTTAGATGTACCATAACGAGATTTTTCGTCATGCTTTCCTTGTCTTGTGATGTGCTTTTTATCCTTGTTAGAATAATAAGTTATGTAGAATGTTTTTATCATTTTATACCTTTCTTGTTATTCTAGGGACTTTATAGGAAAGTCCCTAGATGTCAACCCATAAAATAAATTAATTTACAGATTGTTGTTGTGCTTTGAAATAAGCGATTTTTTCTTCTCTAGTCATTTCAACCTTATCTTCCAAAAGACTTGCCAAATTTTCTGGACTATAAACAGATAGAGCCATTGAAGAACTTTCATTTAAGACACTTTCATTTAAAGCAATTCCAAGTTTATCTGCAAGTGCTTTAGCTTGATCGAAGTATCTATAAGATTTAAGACCTAATCTTAATTTCTTCATCTTCTCATCTGTATAGTTAAAAATCTTCTCATGTGTTCTAACTAAATCTTCTTGACTTTTTCTGAACATTTTAAAGATTTCAAAAGTTGTTTCATCAACTTTAAATTGTCTAGTATGACAATAAGATGTTCCAATAACCCAGATTTTATAATCATCACTTTCCCATGCTTGTTTAGGTTTAGTGATTGATTTATCTTCATTAGAAGAATTAGAAAATCCTAACCATTTATCACACGCACTTTCGTGATCGTAGTATCTTGGATTTCTTTTTTCTTCTTTCCATTGTAAATCATAATCTGGATTAAGACCTTTTGCTTTCATTTCTTCTCGATAATAAGCACGACCAAAAGCACTTGATCTATGATAACCAGATAGACTTGGGTCTAAAGTAAAACTGACTTTAATATCATCAGTATCTTCTTCCCCTAAATCATTTACAGTTGGCATTCTAAACTCGAAACAATTATCATGGTACAATTCCCCACCAGACCTATCATACTTTTTTATCATTGATCTAATTGTATCGACATCTTCTTGTGGTTGATGTGATCTTACAACATTATTAACCAACTCATAAACTTTTGGTTTCATAGTATCGTAAGTGTTTTTTGCGTCTTGCCACTCTTGTATGACAGGACTATCTTCTCTTTCCCAATGAGATTGAAAAACATTTTCTATTGTTTTTCTTTTTTCTGCATTGAGTGTTAGTCTTTTATTTTGCATATTTTCCTTTCATTTAATTTATTTCTTTTAAACTATTGAAATTTATTGTCAAGGGATTATATAGGATTTATCAAAATAAAATTTGTACATGACTTTTATTTTGGTGGACAACTTGCAGTTGTAAAACAAGGTGCTGTTCACACCTACCTTTCGCAGCTGCAACTGATCCCTGGTCGCTGCTTAAATGCACTCGGCTGGCCTAAACCATCGGTCCTTTACCGGAACGAAGAGGGGCAGTGACCTGGGATCAGTTTAGAATGATTTTAATTAGCAAGAAAGAGCTTTGAGCCACAAGCTTCAAGCTTGACAATGCTTCCTGGATAGTGTAGGATGCATTTAGAAAGAAATAGGAGGAAAACATGGATACAACACAATTAAAAAGAATAGCTGATACGCTGGAAGAGATCCTGCGACTGGTTAAGAAGGACCAGGAAGAGAGCAAGAAGAGATGGGCAGAGAGTGAAAAGGATTAAACACAATGACCTTGTGCCATGGTTCACAATGGACCATGGCACCTTACCAGCCGGCTACCTGGCCAGCTGTAAGAAATTCTTTGAAGGACTGAAGCAGCAAGCAACAAGCCCCAAGCCGCAAGCTCCAGGCTGCAAGCTTGACAGCTGGCCGGATTTATGTTATAGGAGAATAAAGGAGAAAGATTTATGAAAGTAAAAGAAGCAATTAAAATTACAGACTCATTTACAAAAACGTCTAAGATGCCTGGCCTGAGTTACAGCCTGCCAGCGTGGGAGTGTAAGACCGGGTCGAAGCTCAGAAAAATCAAAGGCAGCGTTTGCAGTATGTGCTATGCTCTGAAGGGTAACTACACAAGATATAAAGCAATTAAAGAAGCTCAATACAGAAGGCTGGAGGCAATGAAGTCACCGCTATGGGTTGAAGCAATGATCACAATCATTAAGCGTCAAAAGTGGTTTCGCTGGCACGATGCAGGGGACGTCCAGGACCTGGAACACTTAAATAATATTTATAAAATTTGTGAAGCAACGCCTGACACCAACCACTGGTTACCAACCCGTGAAGCATGGATCAAGAACGAGCTTGACCGGAAGCCAGTCAACCTGGTGATCAGGTTCAGCCCTCCTATGATGGGCCAGCGGGTGGACACGTGGCCCAACTCTTCGATGGTTGTTGACAGTGGCGCGAGCTGCCCGGCCCCTAACCAGGGCGGCAAATGCAGGGACTGTAGACAATGCTGGGATCCTGCTGTAAAAGTAGTTTCATACGGTAAACATTAATGCACGAATTTAAACATCCAAAATATTATACAGAATTACGCAAGCGTAATAAATCGGATCAGGCCATTAGCAATGCTGAAGCGACGGCTACAAGCGAGCGTGCGACTGGTCCGGGCCCCAAGCGTCAAGCTACAAGCCGCAAGCCTCAAGCTCCAAGCGACAAGCCTCAAGCCCCAAGCCACAAGCATCAAGCTTAAAGCCACAAGCATCAAGCTCCAAGATCTGTGAACCACGGAAAAGTTTCACGGTGCCTGAACCAAGGTGCTCAATGCAGATGAAAGTATTGTTAGGATGCTTCACGTGAAACGATATTTGATGTGGTGAAAAACGAACCTTGTTACCCCTCGTAACTTTAAGTTCTAATGTAAAAAAGTGGCCAGAAGTATTATAGCCCAATAGATCGGGAGTACCGAGAAGGCTATTGTTTTCAAGTCGAATCCAGGAAATAGATGTAATATTTTTCTTAATTTTTTTGTATAATTTAGCCTCTGGGCCCATGCTGTTTTTAAGGTTACATCGTCATTCATTAATAGTCCTTCTGGAGTTTATCTGGCAAGATAAGACTCGAAGGCTTTTCAGTTTTTAATACTAATCTATGACTATGGTGTCCCGGCATTCCTACAATTGGATGCACGTTCTCATGAACTTCCATACGTCTTATTGCATGTAACTTACCATTGATCTCTACAAAGATGACTGCGTTCTTAACTGCTTCAGAACCTTGTGTAAAAGAGCCCAGAAATTGTTGTAGGTCTTTTACTCTCATGAATCTTTTCTTGCTAACTTATTTGATAAATCCTCTATCACTTTTTTATAACCTTGCAATAAGTTTTTATCTTTTTCTGCTTCATAAGATTTTTCTTTGTAGTATTGTAATTCTTTTCTTAGCTCTTGGTTTAGTTTACGGTGACCATCGTTGATATCTTCCAAGTCTTTTACTCTTTTAGTAAGTTGTTCTATTCTCATTTCTAAATCGTGTTCTCCTCTATAATCTTTGTGTACTTTCATGATTGACAATATAGGAGAGTTACCTTAAATTGTCAATATGGGACTTCCAAAAAGATTAACAGAGATGCAACAGAGGTTTGCTGAATTTTTAGTATTCGGTGGACCAGACGGACCTATGACTCAATCAGAGGCAGCGCTGGCTGCTGGCTACAGTCCTAAACGTGCAAGACAAGAAGGATCTGAACTCTGCAATCCAAGACAATCACCACTTGTAGTAAAATATATTGGTCAGCTCAAAGAAGAGAGACTAAAGAAACACGAAGTTACTTACGAGGGACACGTTGCAGAACTCGCTCGATTGCGAGAAGCAGCTTTGAAAAAAGGGAGTTTTTCTTCTGCGGTAAATGCTGAAGCAAACCGAGGAAAAGCAGCAGGATTATATATAGACCGTAAAATAATAAAAACAGGAAAATTAGAGGACCTATCAGAAGCAGAACTAGAAAACAAAATGAAACAAATTCTATCCGATTACGAGCCGCTGCTAAACGCGAAGACTGTTGAGGGTGAGTCATCAGACGTTAATGAATCTTCGTTATCCTCTTCACACAAGAAGTTGGAAAAACCGATCTCTCCGAAAAGTGAATAGAACCATCAGGTTCAACATCATAACCAGAAAAAATTCTTACTGTCTCTGCATCTTTACTAAACAACCAACCTTCGCTTACAGGTGTTGCTAGTTTCATATCTTTAAACTCTTTCTCAGAACCCCAGCCGCCCTCTGTGATGATATCAATCCAATCTATGCGCACACGCTGGTACGGAAACGGCACTTCTTGTTTGACCGTTTTAGGTTTGGTGTAGCTATTTATTCTTCTCGATTTTTTTCTGGGCATAATTCTTTTTATCATATTTACTATAGGGATCTAGAAAGTTTTGAACATAGCAGATATTTTTTAAACCTTTCGGGGTAGGGCATTCCATAGTTACCTATATGGTACAAAATAATTTGTCCCTCTAAACCTAATTTGTACCATAAAGTGTCCACCCTAAAGTCATATAAATCAACACTTCTAGACCAAAAGTACAAAAGTACACTTTTTTTTGCTACTTTTTTTAAAAAATTTTTTAAAACTTTTCAGATCCCTATAGTACGGCTTTGTCTGTCCCAT